TCAATTAAAAGAAGTAGGTGAATCTGCTAATCAAGCATCTTCTGGCAAAGAAGAATTTGCGGCCGCTAATAAAGAAGTTTTACAGTCTATCATAGAATCTCTCTCTGCTCTTTCTCAAGAAGCAAGCGGGTTTGAAGCATTAAATAAAATCATCAATAATCTTGGTGGCAAAAATGGGCCAGAGAAAACGGCAAAAGTTGTTAATGGATTGCGCCAAATCATAGAAGTACTTAACACTCATATTGATGAAAATAGTATGATGGATACCATTGCCAAGATTGCCGATTCTTCCGAGAAACTTGAAAATCTTGCTACGGTTTTAAAAGCTACTAAGAAGCAAATAGATTCTGCAAAAAGCGGCGTGGCCGAAGATCCCACTTCTCTTCTTTTTGATCCATCACAAGACAATCTTAATAAAAATGCAGAGTCGATCGCAGCCAATGCGGAAAAGTATATGTCTCAGTATGGAGAGGTTATTAATTCTACAATCAAAAAAACAAAAGATGGCCTGATTCAAGTCGAGACATTGGTAAGAGATTCTGATAACAGAATAAAAAAGATAACCGCCACAACAACTAGCGGCGAAGCATTTGATACAAAATCAATAGAGAATAATCCCGTCAGCGGAATGAAATATGTCCAACAGATGGCTAAAATGCAAAAAGCATGGGAGCGTATGCAAAATGCCGCCAAGAATCAAACACAAGAAGCTTTCTTGAAAGATGAGGTTGACGGCGACATTTGGGAAGAAATGATTGCCAATGCAAAGCAATATGAAGCAGAGATAGGCAATATTGTACGGATTACCAGACAAACAAGGCAAGACGCTTATGGTAATCTTCTTGAATCATTTACTTTCCAGGGCGACAAAGGCGGCCACGTCACAATGGGCCGTGAAGGAGATGTCGTTGCTTCAAGTCAAACCGCCATTGATGCAAACGCCATAGCCAAAGAATATGATAAATTAACAAAATCGATTGACAAATATATTCAAGCTAAAATGCGTATGGCCAGCAACGAAGGAACTATGTCTGATGCGTTACTGGTTGAATCTATAGATAAAACGTATCAAAAGTTATCTAGTGATGTAGACGAAGTTAATGCCAAATTAAAGACCACAAGCAACGTTGCCCAGGAAGCGCAGACAAAGTACAACGAAGCGTTAGCCAGTAGGCTAGATCAACAAATCCTCGATTATGATCAGAAAGTAGCTGACACATATCGTAAAGCAGATATGCAACGGAAAAACAGTCGGACCGGGTACTCACCTGAATATGAAGATCAATTAAATGGGCTTGATCAACTTCATGAAAGATTGATGACTGTCAGAAAAGAGCTCGCAGAACAATTTAAGTTGGGAGATGTCGATGACTCGAAGCTTGAAGAAGCATATCGATTAATGCAAGACATTGACAGGGTTCGTAACGGTCTCAAGGATAACTCCAATATTCTTGTGCCAACATCTAATATTGACACTCTTCTTGGCAAAGTTGAAAAAGATATGGCCGATAACGGTATATCTGGAGATTTACTTGCAAGATTTGAAGCATTAAAAAATAGATTGGTTGAAGTGAGGACTTTGTCTGGAGACGCAGAAACCGGACTAAGTTCTATTGATAAAATAGAATTTAAGAAACTGGACGCAGAGTTTAGAAATCTACATAGATTAATATATTCCACCGGTCAAGATGGAAAGGGTTTACTTCAGCAGTTCTCGGGTGCAATCGGTTCTCGGACGGCGCAGTTCTTGGCGCAGTTCTTTAGTATCCAAGATATCATAAGATATTCCAGAACTATCGCAAGTACCGTTACCGCTGTCGACAGCGCATTAATTGAACTTCAAAAAGTTTCAGACGCAACAGATGAAAGAATATCTCAGAGTTTTGATCACTCTGCAGCCGCAGCACAGCAGTATGGTGCTACGATCACAGAGGTTATTAACTCTACGTCCGACTGGGCACGAATGGGATATTCGGTCGATGAGTCCGAAGAGCTTGCTAAGGTCACTCAACTTTATCAGAATGTCGGAGATAATATATCGCAGGAAGAAGCAAGCAAAGCGCTCATTGCAACCCTTCAAGGTTTTCAAATAAAAGCAGAAGACGCCGTTAGTATTATCGATAAGTTTAATGAGGTTTCTAACAACTTTGCTATTGATACGTACGGCATCGGCCAAGCACTTGAAAGGTCTGCGGCTTCGTTTTATGCGAGCCATACTGATTTGTCAAAATCCATTGCTCTTGTAACCACTGCAAACACCGTTCTTCAAAATCCTGAAACTGTTGGTACTGTATTCAAAACTTTGTCCGCAAGACTTCGTGGTGCAACGACTGATCTTGAGGAACTTGGAGAAGAACAGGATGAATACACTGCTTCAACATCAAAACTGCAAGATCTTGTAAAAGGTCTTACTGGATTTGATATTATGCAGGAAGACGGTAAGACATACAAAGATATCTATGAAATTCTCCATGGAATCGGACAAGAATGGGAGAATTTGAGTGACATCGATCAAGCTTCTCTTTCTGAGGCTTTGGCCGGAAAACGAAATAGCAATGCTCTTTTTGCAGTATTACAGAATATTGATACTCTGGAAGACGCATATAGAACAGCGGAGAATGCTGCCGGTTCTGCCGCTAGAGAAGAAGAAGATTATGAGAAGTCTGCACAATATAGAATTGATCAAGTTAAAGCAAGTCTACAAGAATTACAAAATGATTTTCTAAGTTCCGATACACTGATTGAGTTAATAAAATTAGCAAATCAGTTCTTACAGGTCATTGATAAAATTGTCGACAGACTAGGATCGACCGGGTCTATACTTACTGGCGTTGGTCTATTTTCCGGTGTTAAAGGAATACTCTCCGGAGACAAGGGTTTTGTTGCACAAATTGTAAGAATGTTTGCCGACAAGACTCTTGGCGAAGAAGCAACGGGCAACATGCTCACCAACATTGCTAAGATGATATCTAAAAGCAGAGCATCGAAAAAGCTCGGCGATGCATTAGGAGATACGGTTAGTCAGGCTGCCAAATCTATGCCCATTGAAGACGCAGCGGTTGAAGCCGCTCGACAAGCCGCATTGAGAGCCGCCGGAAAAACCGCCGGAGATGGCGTGGCGGCCGGTATTAAGTCTGCCGCTGTCACTGGCGGCACAGAAGGAGGAGAAGCTGCAGCCACATCGTTTGTTGGATCGTTTGCAAAGGTTCTTGGTGGTGCTGCGCTGGCCGCCGTCATTGGGTACGCCATTTATTCTGCTGTCCAAGCACATCGTGACGCCATGGTCGCAGAGGCCACCACAGAAGGCAATAAATTAAATCAACGTAGATCAGATCTTGAATCAACGATGGAGCGCATTAAGGAGCTGCGGGCGATTACTAGTAATCCCAACTCCAGTGAACAAGAGAATTATAATGCTAAAGTAGAATTATTATCTATTCAGCAATCTCTTGTTGCGTCCAACGAAGAGCTTGCAGGTTCTATAGATCTTGTTAATGGATCACTGGAAAATCAAACCAATTTACTTAATGGTATATCTTCAAAAGAAGCGAATGATTTTTTATCTAAAAACGTACAAGAAATCAAGCGCGCAACAACAGCTATGACATCAAGCGATGACTTTTGGTTAGGAAACATTAGTAAGTATGATGCGAATGCCGATCAAATTAAAGCTATTGCTGATACGTTTGAAGAAATAAAGCTGTTGGAAGAAGGACAAGAATATAGGATTTTCTTTAGTGGTAATATTGCAGAGAACAATCAGGACCTTCTAGATTTTATAACACAACTGCGAAGCATCGAAAACGAGAGTTATGGGTTAACTGATATACTCGGAGGCGCCACAGATTTATCTGGTAATTTCGAGAAGACAATAGATAAATACGAAGATCTATATAATACTGCTCTCGAAGCACAGCTGATTGCAGATAGTACATCTGACACAGGAAAAATCAAGACCGATTCCGGCCTTGATATAATGCATAGATATACAGAAGCTGCTAATACTTTGAATGACGCAATTCTTGGAATTGGCGATGTTAGTATTGATGATGCTCAACAAGGATGGGTAGAGATGCAAGGTGTCGTGGATCGTTTCCTTCAAAACAATCCGCAGTACATAGGCATGTTCAAAGAGATTAAAGATCTCGTAAACGAAAACAATATTCCTCTTGCCCAGTTTAAACAAGGTATACAAGATACCGACTCTGAATTAAACGGTCTTGCTAATACCGTCAAAGGGCTTGGACTGACAAATAACGATATTTTTGATATTTTAACTGGCAAGTCAAACGGCGATGGATCTACAGAAGTCCTTGCTCTTGCAAAAGCGTTTGGGATTCTCAGCGGAGAGTCTGAACTAACAACAGATGATATTACCAATTTTATTGGTGTGCTTACGGAGCTGGGATATGTGGCTTCCGAGTCGGAGAATCCTATAGCGAATGGAGCTGCACAATTCAAAGTATTCAAAGCTTCCGCTCAGTCCGCAATGGATACCATCTCCACTCTCACTGCCGCTGTTAAGTCGGCCAATGATGGAAACGGTTTGACAATTACCGTTAATGCAGAAACTGGTAATCTTGAGGGGGAATACGCCGAAGTTCTCAAGATGGTTGATGCGGTAAACAAAACACTGCCAGACACAAACAAATATGATACGTCCGACCTTTTCATTCGTACCGCAAATGGTATACGTCTCGATACAGAGGCCCTCGCCGAACTTAACGAGCAATATAACACCGCACAAATTGAAGCATACAATCAAGAGTTAGTAAACCTCAATAATTTATATCTTGAATCTCTTCAAGCAGGAGACAATGCAAGATCTGATCAGCTTCGTCAGCAGATTGAAGAGACGCAAATGCTCAAGGCCGGATATGAGGGCATGAACTCCGCATATCAGAATTGGCTTAATTCTCAGAATGGCGACAAGGGAGATATGTTCGACTCTCTTCTTGGTTCTGGTATATCGACATATAATGATAAAGTATCCAAGGGAGAAATTGGAGATTCGCAAGTTCAGGCAATGATTCAGATGATGACTGGTCAGAGCGTCGTAGGAATGCGCGGCGATACGACCACATATCAAGCGTTGCTTGACAAGACTGAAGCCATGATGGATCGCTACTTCACGACCGACGATGAGACCATTGGAATGGATAGGTTCATCGCCGATCTTCAAGCGGCCGGTGCAGTCATACAGAACGCCAATGGCGGTTTCGATTGGGTTGAAGACGTATCTGTTGATAATATTGTTTCTGGGTTGCAAGGTGTAAATGAGGAGTTAAGCTACTCTCCTTCTCTTGTTGAGGTCCTGATTGACAAGCTTGAGGATTTTGCATGGCTTAATGACTGGAGAGATAATACCACAAAGCTTAACGACCTTCTTGCCGAACTCGCCGCAGGTGGTAGCCTTGAGGCTCTCGAAGCACAGATTCGTGAGGTTGGCGAAGCCGAAGGTTTAGCTGACAAGCAAATCAATCAAATGATTGCCGACGCAACCGGCACGCCAATAGAGAAAGATATCAAGTACGAAGCCGACACAACCGAGGTTGATGAGGCAAATGCCGAGATTGAGGAAAATCCCAAGACGCAGGAAATTCAGTATCATGTTGACCATCCTGAGAATGCAGTAAACGGAAATCCGAACGTTCAGATGACGGGCGTGGTACATTACGAAAACGCCGTGCAAACTCCTGCGGCTACCACAACAACTCCGACAGGTACTACTGTAACAAATACCGTTGAAACAAAAATCGTTCCGGCAAATGCCGCAGACCGCATTGGACAATTAAGCACGAAGATTGGTGCGTTGCAGAATAAAACCGTCACGGTGACGGCGAATATCAGTGGTGTATCACAGCTGAATGCCGTCATGTCTTATCTTAACCAGATTGAACAAAATAAAAACAAGACCATCACGATTACCACTGTACGAAGAGCTGCTGGCGGAAATTCCAAACCTAAAAACGGTGGACCTTCTTGGCAAGGCACGGCCGCCGCACACGGCTCTTATGGCCTGAAGCATAATTCTCCTCATACTCTCACTGGCGAACTTGGTCAGGAACTTGTGGTCAGAGGTTCTGATTACTTTACCGTCGGAGATAATGGTGCGGAATTTGCAGACCTTAAACGTGGCGATATTGTCTTCAACCATAAGCAGACTGAGGAGCTGTTTAAGTATGGTAAAATCAACAGCCGTGGAAAAGCATTGGCTCAAGGGTCGATCTCTGGTGGTGGCAGTAATAATCCAACTGGTGGTAGCAACGCTTCCTCCAACAAGCGTAACCGGAATACGACCAACGCCGCCAACGCAGTCACCCATGCCGCCAATGCTGCAAGCAATGCCGCAAACACCGTAAACAAATCTTCGGGTTCCACTAAGAAGAATGCGCAGGATACCAACAAGGCGTTCAAAGAACTCTTCGACTGGATTGAGGTAACAATCGATCGTATCGAAAGAAAGATCGAAAGTATCAATAAGAGAGTTGAAAATGCTTATATCAAATACGGAGACATGACCACCAAGAATCTTCGTATTGGTTCTGTTGCAGAAGAAATTTCCGAAATTGAACATGAGATAAGGCGCGCAAATCAAGGTGTAGAAAGATACAAAAAGCAAGCCAAGCGTACAAAAAAAACAAAGGATTACATTGCTCTTACAAAAATAAAAGATCGCAAAACCAAAAAAAGACTGCTTAATAATTACGACGAGTATACAAAGCGAATTCGAAAAGGAGAAAAAATAGATATATCCACCATTACAAACGAGAATCTTTACAATGCAGTAAAGAACTATCAGGAGTGGTGGGAAAAAGCTCTCGATTTACAAGATAAATCCGAACAGCTTGCTCTTGACCGTCTCGAACTTTTTGGAAAGCGGTTCGACCTCTATCAGCAGAAATTTGAAGAGACGCTTGATCGGATTCAGCATGGCGTAGACATGATGGATGCCTACATCTCTCTCACTGAGGCAAAATCTAATCTTGTTGATAAACAGTACTACGAACAGCAGATTAAGTACTATGACGCTGAAGGTGGTTACATCGACAAGCTGAAAGAGGAATACAAGACTCTGGTTGAGCAACAGAAACTTGCCAAGGATGGCGGAGTAGCCGAGGGCAGCGAAGAATGGAATCGTATGCAGACGGAGATTGAGGGAGTTGCTCAGAGTATTGTCGAAGCTCAGACAAAGGTTGAAGAATGGAACAAGAAGATCCGTGAACTTGACTGGAATCTGTTTGACAAGACGCAAGAGAATATTTCTTTCTTGATTGATGAACTCGACTTCATCTATAGCCTGTATGATACTGACAAATTCTTCGACGACATTGGTACTGCGACCGACCGTGGCATTGCGGCATTCGGGATCAATGCGATGCAGTACAATGCTTATCTGGCACAGGCTCAGCAGTACGCCGATGCCATTAAGGAAATCAACGGCCAGCTTACTGGCAATGATGAGTATGACCAAGACCTTCTGGAGCGCAGAAAATCTCTGACACAGTCCATGTGGCAAGCAACACAGGCCGCCCACGCCGAGCGTGATGCGATCCGTGACCTTGTTAAACAGGGCTTCGACAAAGAGATAGAGGCTCTCAAGAAGTCCATCGACGAGTACACCGATCTTCTTGACGCACAGAAGGACGCCTATGATTATCAGCGCAACATTGCCGACAAGCAGAAAGAAATCTCCATCCTCCAGAAACGGCTGTCTGCATATGCGGGAGACGATTCCGAGGAAGGTGCGGCCAACAGGCAGAAGACGCTGAACGATCTTAAAGAAGCACAGCGAGATCTTGAGGAGACTCAGAACGACCGCCTTATCAGCGAGACCAAGGACATTCTCTCCGATCTCTCCGACCAACAGGCTCAGATCTTTGAGGACAGGCTCGACCGCATCGACGAACTGATTACCGCAGTCATCGAAGGAGTCAACGACAATGCTTCCACGGTCAGTGCGACCATTGAAGAGGCGGCCGGAAAAGTCGGGTATTCCATCTCCGACGAACTGAAGACCGCAATCAGCGGCAACAGTCTTGTCAGAGATTATCAGAACGGTGCGTGGACGAGCAACGATTCCGCTTCTCTTCTGAAAGCCATTGATAAGATTGTTGCGTTCACAGAAGCCATGGCGGAGGCAGCCGCAAAAGAAGCCGGCACGACGCTGTCCAAGTATGCTACTCGACATTATGCTTCCGGTGCGAAGCGCATCTCCAGAGATCAGTTCGCATGGACGGACGAGAACGGCCCGGAGACTATCATCAGAAAGTCTGATGGAGCGGTTCTGACGCGGCTGAATCTGGGCGATTCTGTGCTGAAGAATATGGCGAGCAACAATCTGTGGAACTTTGCCAACAATCCTTCTGACTTCCTCAAATCACTGCGTGCTGACGGAGCGTCCTCGATTAATACCGGAGACATCACCGTCCAGAACAACATTACATTTGACATGCAGAACGTAACTGACTATCGAAGCTTCATGAATGAGTTGAGAAGAGATTCCTCCTTCGAGAAGGTTATCCAAGAGATGACCGTGGGACAGATGCTCGGCCACAACTCGCTCAAGAAGAATTCTATAAGAATATAATATTTGCCGAGAGGTGTCGCAGTCTTTGCGGCATCTCTCGCTTTATAAGGAGTTTCTATGTTTGGTTTTAAAGATAAAAGTGAAAACGAAATGACCGAGAAGAAGATCTATGAAGAGGCTCTGGAAACTCTGAGGGAATATCAGGAGACTTACAGGGAATTAATCAAAGAACTGAAAGCGAAAAACCTCGAAGCGGAGAAAACACTCAGAGAGGTTCGAGTCTTATACGCAAAGCTAAAGGAGGAGGTGTGATGGCTTGACAAACAATATATTTGTTTACGATGATATCTCGCTTCAAAGCGTAGGTTTTATCATTGGCGGTATTGACTCATCTTCCTCTGCGGAAACGGTGGATACCGACTCACAACGCAACTTCAACAGCGTAACCACATACCTTGGAAAATATCATCCCTTTACCGTGGCAACATATGACGACGCACTGGTAATGAGATTTTCAATTGTTAAAAATCCATGTCAGGATGAGGATGGCGAAATCAGTCTGTCAGACATGGTGTATCTGAAACGATGGCTCTCCCGCCCAACGCCGCACGTCCTGCGATTCTCAGATCCTGAGTACTCGGACGTCTACTGGGAAGGGAGTTTTAATTTGTCCGAAATCCATCTCGGCGGCAAGCGTGTCGGTGTTGAACTGACATTCACCTGTAACCGCCCGTATGGAATCAGAGATGTCGATGAGGTGTCCGGGTCGATTGATGCCGGCGGCTCGTTCGTTATTTATGATGCGTCGGACGATGAGGGATATCTGTATCCCGAATTGAAGATCACCTGCAAACAGGGCGGCACACTTCAGCTGACCAACAGCTTCGACGGTCGGGTGACTGAGGTGAAGAACGTGAAGAACAATGAAATCATCACCTTCTCTCCTACTCTTCAGATCACGTCTTCAAGAGATGCACATAAGACCCTGATGGATGATTTTAACTTTGAGTTCCTCAGGATCGGAAACGACTTCAAGACAAACAAGAACGAAATCACCTCGTCGATTAAGTGTGATTACTCATATACCTACAAGCCGGCCGCCAAGGTGGTGATTGTATGAACAGTAGACTATATGGGAACATAATTCAATATGACAAGGTGAGCGGCGATGTCGTGCGGCCAGAATTTATTTTGGCGAAGCGCAGCGGCCAGAAGCTTGGAGTCATTGAAAATGTTGAGGACAACATCACTATCAAGACACAGATGAACAATCCGTCTGAAATCAGTATGACGGTACACCGTTATATGGACGGCAGAGAATGTTCTCTTTGGGATAAGCTGAAGGACTTTCGCCTGATATACGACCGTCAACATGATGTGTGGTACGACATCCGTGTCGACCTGACGGAGGCCAAGGGAGATACCAAAGAAATCACCGGCACTCAGGCACAGCAGGCAGAGTTGAGTAACTTCATGATGTATGATGTTGACATCAATACCGAGGATGACATTGACCAAGATGACTATGTTTCTTCGGTGTTCTATGATCCCGACAACGCCGACGGCTCGATTCTCAACAGGATTCTGGCTGACAAGGCTGAACACTTCTCGATCTACCACGTAGATGAATCTTTGATGAAGCTGTGGCGGCAATTCTCGTTCGACAACGTCAGTGTGTATGACGCACTGATGGATGTTGCAGAAGAGATTGACTGTCTTTTTGTTTTTGGTGAACACGAGGAAAATGACGGCAAGCTGCACCGCACCATCTCTGCATATGATTTGGAGGACTACTGTCCTGTGTGCGGCAAGCGAGGAATCTATTCGGCCGGACAGTGTACGAACTGCGGCAACACCGAAGGGATCGTATATGGATACGGCGACGATACCGGAGTCTTCATCTCTGTTGAGAATCTCGCACCGGAAGTCAACTATACTTCCAATGCTGATCAGGTGAAGAACTGCTTCAGGCTTGTGGCGGGTGATGACTATGTGACCGACACGATTCGGAACTGCAACCCGAACGGTTCGAACTATCTGTGGTATTTCACGGAAGACATGAAAGAAGACATGAGCGAAGAACTCGTGGCTGCTCTCGACGCCTACAATAAGTTGTATGACGAGTACAACGAGACCAGAGAAATGTCTGGAGTTCCCGAAGAAGCCGTGATACAGTACAACGCATTGGTGGATATCTATAACAAGTATCATGATGGAGATATCGCCAAAGCGGACTATCCGATTGTAGGATTCTCGAAGCTGATTGATTTGTACTACAACTCCATGACGCTCAGAGACTTTCTTAAAATCACTATGGCTCCGGCTTCTAGAGACACCGTAGACACCAGTGCCGAGGTTCAGATGGAGAATTTGTTGTCTAACCTCAAAAGCTTCTCCTACCGCCTCGGAATCGACCGAGATCCGAGTGAGGAAAAGACGGCCAACTCTGCGATGACCACGACGATCCAGAATTACTTCAAGGCATTTGTGGACACTTCTCGCTACAGAGTGAAAGCCACCATGACTTCTAGAGATGGCGCCGAGTGGAGCGGAACGATTGAGATAACAAGTTATACAAAAGATAAAGATACTATCACGCAGAAATTCCCAGATGATGAGTCCGGCATTCCTGCTCTGACGTTTTACGAGGATGATGATGATTTCACGAGACGCATGATTGAGATCGCCATGCACAAGGTTGACGTTGAGGATCTCGGAGCGTCTGCGCTCTTCAAGAAAGATACTGAAGATTTTAAGAAAGCCATCATGCCTGATGGAAGACATAGCAGATATGCTCTCAACTATCTGACGAATTATATGCAGATGGCCGAGGCGGCGCTCACCGTCATGGAGCCTCTGAAATATTCAAAGGAATCGGACGACATGCACGAGGAGTTGTACGTGCCATATTGGGAAAAGTGGAACTTCCTCAATGAAGCTATCGTAGTTAGAGACAACGAAATCAAAGAACTGGAATCCTTATTAGACTATATAGAGAAAGAAAAAGCAGGGGTGCGTGAAGCCCTGAATTTAAAGAAATATCTCGATGATCTCTGGGCGGAATTCTGCTCGTTTAGACGGGATGATGAGTACAGCAATGAAAACTATTTCGCCACGGATGACTCGACCGATTCGTTCGTTGTTGGAAGGGCGATGGAATTTATTGAGGTTGCAACAAAAGAACTCGTCAAGTCTGCCACTCTTCAGCATACGATAAGCTGCAAGCTGAACGACCTTCTGGTCATGCCTGAGTTTCAGTCGGTTCTTGAAAAGTTTGGGGTCGGCAACTGGATACGGATCAAGGCAGACGGCAAGGTTCACAAGCTTCGTCTGCTTGACTACTCATTATCCTATGACAAGCTGAGTGACATTGAGGTAAACTTCTCCGACATGGTATTTGGCTATGGAACAATGTCCGACATCATGAGTATCATCAGCTCTGCAAAGTCGATGTCCACATCCTACTCTTCTACTAAGCGACAGGCTTCCAGAGGAGACGAGGCACAGTCTCAGCTTGACACCTACGTCAATGACGGTCTGGCCATTACAAGTAAAATCGTCAACGACGCAGAGAATCAGGGTGTTACATATGATTCCCAGGGTCTTCTGCTTCGAAAGGCTTCAGACTATGACACTGGTGTTTTCGAAGACGAGCAGATAAAGATTATCAACAACGGTCTGTACTATACTAGAGATAACTGGAAGACCGTTTCGACCGGAGTCGGAAAATTCTACTACAAAGATCCGTTCAACAATTATGAGGAAACCGAGGGTTATGGTGTCATCGCTGACACCATTGTCGGTAATCTTATTCTTGGTGCGGAGCTTGGCATTTTCTCCGAGAATGGCTCATTTGTTGTTGATGAGAACGGACAGGTTACCATTACCGCTGACGCGGCGGCCAGTGCAGATTTGCCCGACACAGTGTTCACAGTCAAAGTAAAGGACTCCGAAGGAAAAGAGACAGATTATATCAAGGTATATAAGGAGGACGGATCGGACGAATACAGTGTTTACATTGCAGGATCTTCGGTTTTTCTCGAAGACGATGAATCGGTAGAGGCGGCAATGACAAGACTCAGCGATCAAATTGCCGAGGCCGTCTCGTCGTTTGAAGCCCACGTCGCAGACAAAGACAATCCGCACGAAGTCACGGCCGCACAAGTAGGACTTGGCAACGTCGAGAATAAATCAAGCACAGAGATTCTTGGTGAGATGACGTATGATAATGTCGTTGATGCGCTTGGCTACGTGCCGGCTTCTCAGAGCGGTTCAGTGACAATGCAATACGAAACTGTATCCTGCTCTCTTTCTGATACGTCATCGAGAGTTTCGATTCCGTCAACTTATGCGTCTACCACAGACGTTCTTACTATTACCGCTCCCATTAGCGGATATGTATATGTAACGGGATATGTCGTCATGACATCTAACAGTGAGAAAAACAGGCACGCTGAGATCAGTATTTCTGATTCTGGCGGCACTGGATTTCATGTATACAACCAGATGTCAATTGCGGCACTTACCACAAACAATTCCATTTTAACATGCTCTGCGGTAGCCCCCATAACAGCGGGTGAGATTATTCATTTGGCCGCTTGGCAGAATTCCGGTTCGAGACTATATGCCGGAGGAGAACTGAACGCTTTATTTATTGCAAACTGAGAAAGGAATAGATATGAGTACACAAAGAGTTAGATTAAACCTTTCTCCTGACGGCCGGTATGTCGCAGTCACCGCAAGCCAGTATGATGTTGGGGGCCAATTTGAGATCGCCCTCTATGATGGTGCGGACGAATACGAGATTCCGAGCGGAGCCGGTGTTGTACTTTCAGGAACAAACCCGAATGGCAACACATTCCTCTACAACTATGGGTCGCCTTACGTTTCGGTGTCTGGAAATATCGTTACCGTAAAGACCACCAAAGTGATGACTACCGCCGCAGGAAATGTGAATTGTGAAATTAGAATTGAACAAGATGGTTCGTCTATCGGGTCGGCCAACTTCTTCATCTGGGTTGAGGAGAAAGTCTTTCCGATGGACGAAGCTGTAACAGAAAATGAACACGCCACGATTCTTCAGGCTGTCAACTATCTTTCCCAGCATACCGGAGAAGCTGCTGCCGCCGCTGAACGTGCTGAAGCCGCCGCAGCCGCTGTTGAGGATTACAGCGACATGGCGAAGTCTTGGGCGGTTGGTCCGAGTGGAGAAGGATCGTATGGCACTGATACAAACAATGCTAAGTATTGGGCCGAGCAGACAGCGACAGATGTACAGAAGGTCATTGACTATGCTACTGAGGTAGAGACAAATACGCAAGAAGTTGCCGCCAACACTCAGACGGTTGCTGACAACACTGCGCAGACCGACATCAATGCACGGGCGGCCAGTAATTCTGCTGCCGCCGCCGCTGCTTCTGCTAAACGAGCCGAGGATGCAGCCGATATTTTGACCGGCGGTACCCTTGTCGCAACGGCTCAAGGAGACATTAATCCTATCGACGAGGTACATGATGATTCTCATACACCTCTGGCTGGCGTTCTGAATGCTCCTGTTGATGGAAATGAATATTATCCCTACACCAGAGCTTCGCTAGTGTATATGAATGATGATACCACTGTTGAGCAGATGCCTCGTTTTAATAAGCGAACGTTTACGGGACAAACAGATTTTTGTAATTACGTTTCGGTTAAGATGAAAAATAGTACCCATGAAACCGTAATTATTCCTGCTGAGGTCGTAAATAAATTAACATACGGGGAGGTTTCTGGTGTAAGTGCAGTCGGAGAACTGTATAAAACCGGATCAGACTCTGCAAGATTTTTGATGTATACATCCAATACGACATGGACTGGAACATTCACCATATATTTGTCCGTAGCAATTCAGAATGTTTACTCTCACGTTATCGAAAATATCCTGTATAACATCTCGACCAAAGCGGAACTCGATGCGATTTTGGCCGGCACGGACACGATGGATATCTCAGACATTCTTATCAATAATGGTAAGACTGGATACTTTAGAATTGACAGTGATGCGATGAGTGAAATCATCGACGGATATTCTGGGTATGACGGATTCATGACCGTTGATTATGTTGCGACTTCTGGGGACGATCGGATCTACACCGTTGAACTGAAGACGTCTAGTGGTATATACCTTGGCACTATTACTTCTACAGAAGGGGCATCTTCCACATACAATCTGAACAATATTGCGTCTGGAGTAAAAGAGTATTTCCATAGTAGCATCAAGGCAGATAAAACCGAAGGAATTGATGTTCATAATGGTTATGACCATCTGACACCTATTGTCACTACAACTGCTCCGTTCAGTGGATATGCTTATATCTCTGAAACCATATCTTTCTCTAAAAACAATTCTGGAGACAGGCATGGAGAAATCAGGATTAACGGCACGACTGTCATGGAGACGACAGCCCGAGCCGTAACTACAAGGAATGTTTTATCAAGGGTAAATGCCAGTGTCGCGTTGCCTGTTAACGCAAACGATACGATTGAATTTTCGGCATGGCATACAGCAGGATCTGGTGTAACCCTCCAAGCAGGAGGAGAATTCCACATAGTGTTTGAGAGCGGAGGTTAACCATGGTAGCACCGAGCACAATGATTGTTAGTATTATGGCGGCGGTGTTTGCCAGTACCGGATTCTGGGCATTTGTCACCGCAGTGTTTACGAAGAAGCATGACAGGCGAGATGCCGAGGGGGATATGCTCAGAGGACTTGGCCACGACAGGATTATCTATCTGGCCGAGTGCTACATAGAACGTGGGTGGATCACTCGTGATGAGTACGAGAACATCCACGATTATTTATATACCCCATACAAGAAACTTGGGGGCAACGGCACAGCCGAGAAACTGATACTTGAAGTGAATAAACTTCCGATTTCAACTTACGAAATTGAAGCTGAGAAAACGAAGGAGGAGAACTGATATGGAGACTCTTGGCGTAACTACTGTCGTAGCGATTGTTGCGATTTGTTATCTGATTGGCGAGGTTGTCAAGGCTTGGACTCCCATTGACAACTCCAAGATTCCCTCTCTTATGGGGATCTGCGGTATGTGTCTAGGGATTGCTGGTCTTTATATTATCCCTGACTTCCCTGCGAAAGACATCCTCAACGCCATCGCAATCGGTGGCGCAAGCGGACTTGCCGCAACGGGAGTACATCAGATTTACAAGCAAACATTTTCTAAATAACTACGGCGAGAGGTGGGAGTTTTTGATAGCTCCCATCTCTCTTTATGAAAAGGAAAACGATATGAAAAATGACATTGTAATAGATGTGTCGGAACATCAGGGCGTTATCGATTGGGATAAGGCTTGGAAGTCCGGCAAGTTCAAGGCGGCCATTTTGAGAATCGGATATGGTGGAGACTATACAAATCAGGATGATAAACAGTTTGCTAACAACGTGCGTGCCTGTGAGCGTCTTGGGATTCCTTACGGCATCTATCTGTATAGTTATGCTTACAATAACAGCTTGATCAACGGAGAGATTCAACACACTCTTCGTCTGCTGTCCGGCCACAAGCCGCAGTACCCTGTTTATCTCGACCTTGAAGAGGCGAGGTATGCAGGATATTTTCGCACGGCCGCACAGAAGTACTGCAAGGCTCTGAATGACGCAGGATATATGGCCGGCATATATTCCGGTATTTCTTACTGGAACAATCAGCTTAAAGGTGTGAACTCATGGACGAAGTGGGTTCCGTCTTACGGTTCTAATGTTGGTGGAAAAATGTATGATTGGGCGAAGCCCTCTATTGGAGCGGACTATGACGCATGGCAATACACATCGACCGGAAGCGTTCCGGGAATTAAATCAAGCGGACTTGATGTATCAGTATTCTACACAGATTTCAAATCGTCTAAGGATGATGCGGGATCTTCCGTATCGGACAAAACGACCACGAAGCCGGTTCAGAGAAAAGAAATTGCTGTCATCTTGATGGAGCATCTCGTTGAAGATGCCAACCACGGATATAGTCAGAGGAATCGTTCGGGCAACGGACAGGGATTCTGCTACGTCACTGTCAACGGAAACATTTACTCCGTTGCGAAAGGTGACCGTGACTGCTCTTCCGCTATTTGTGACGTCTTCCGACAGGCAGGTATCGATATTGGTGCGGCCACGTATACTGGCAACATGCGGAGCAACTTTGTGAAGAGCGGTAACTTTATATGGCATCCTATGTCTGGCGGCCGGTGTACGGATGGATATGTTCCGAAGCGTGGCGATGTTGCGCTGAACGAGCGGAATCATACTGCCATGTTCAAGGACTCCAAGACTCTCATGGAGTTTTCCATTTCTGAGACTGGCGGCATTGACGGCAAGTCTGGCGATCAGCTTCAGAGGGGCGATAACTATTACACTGGCGAATCGCACTACAAGAAGTTCTACAACTATCCTTGGGATGGTGTTCTGGAATGTATCAATACCGAGACGGAGAAAGGCGGCAACGTCGCTTCTGCTCCCACGGTTTCCGATGATGATCCCTCGAAGATTCCGCACATCATCTACGGCATCAAGACTCTGCACCACGGCATCCGCCCTGACATTACCGACCGCACGAAGACTGGCGGCTATAAGAATGACGCTGTTGTCGGCATCAAGATCGGTGTCACGATGGGACAGGTGAAGTACAGGGTGCATTGCCTTAACAAGGGATGGCTTGGAAAAATAACCGGCGCAGATTGGAATGACTACAACAATGGTTGGGCAGGCAACGGCATAGATCCAATCGACGCCATTCAGATATACTACACCACCGACAGAAATAAGACTGACGGCAAATGGTATGAAGCAGTATATCAGGTAAAGGCCGCCGACAAATCCAAATGGTATATGAACATTCATGATACCGATTGGAGCAATGGCGACGGCAACGGGACGTCCGGAGCGTTCGGACATCCTTTCACGAAAATCAATATGCATCTTCAAAAGGGGAGTTGATTTATGGTTACTTTAATAAAATCCGGCAAACAGGTTAATGTTGCCGTTGGACAATATTGCGGTCTGTCGACAGATACCAAGCCGACGGATGCCGTAGAGAACTCGTTGTTTCTCGAACTTGATACGGGAGATTTCTATTATTACACAGGATCTGCTTGGGCGAAAGTAGGTGGTTAAATGGATTTGTATGATATCCTCTTTGCGATGAAGCATGGTCATTGCGGAGATTATTATACTGATTTATTTGCTGCGAACACCGCAGGAGAATGGAAAACTGTAAGCGGCCCCATCGCCCACATCACCGACGCAAAAGCTTCGAAGGTAAAATCCCTAAAAGCGCAGATTGAACCTGTGCAGGATTTGCATGGGTATGACAGCCCGTGGCCTGCTGGGGGTGGGAAGAATCTGTTTGACATAGACAACCCGTTTATTACAGCGGTGACAGCGGCTTACATTACGACATATGCTCCTAAGGTCGAGGACGGGAAATTCTACAACGGCGGCAAAATTGGTGAATCGGCAGGAGCTTCGTATGCCATCCCGGTCAAGGCAGGGTCAACCTACACCGTGCAATTTGTTATCGACGGAGAAAGCGCAAACTGGGAAATCCGAGCGATAACGTTGGACGGGAATGTCTGGACGTCAAACACTGTCCTCGCAACTAATCGGTCTGACCCGTTGACAGGAGCGGTCACGGCAACTGTCACGATTCCTAGCGGCTATACGCATCTCTATGTCGCGTGCTATAGTGCTACGAAACAAGGCTCGTGGGAAACAAACATCCAGATTGAAAAAGGCTCAACCGCAACCTCATGGACTCCCTACTCCAACGAATGCCCCATCACCGGGCATACGGGGGTGACGGTGGAGAAGAGGGGGAAGAATATACTTAATCCGTCGTTGTATAAGTTTCAGACCATATCGCAAAATGGTTTGACGTATACGGTAAATAGCGATTGGTCAATAAGCGTTACGGGAACCGTCACCGCTACGGGTGGTCCGAGTCTGACCAATTATTTCTATCTTCCTGCTGGCACATATTCGTATCTTGATGAGGGTAATCAACAAGATGTCCACTGTGCATACAGAAAGATACCGAACGGGCAATCGTCAAGCACTTCGCTGGATAACCCATTCACCACGGACGGGACTGACCGAATTTATGTTAACATTTACAGCAAGGTGTCATCGGGCAGTATCGACCTCACGATACATCCGCAGATAGAGGCAGGAAGCCCCTCCCACGACTACGAACCCTATCAGGGCGAATCCGTCACCATCTCCCTCGGCGATACCATCTACGGCGCTACGCTTGATGTGGTGAGTGGGAAGCTGATGGTTGATAGGGCAATGGTTGATTTAGGGACGCTGAGCGGCGCATCAGGGTGGCAATACATCACTAATGACGGAGACCCATATTTCAGAGTTTATCTTGACAACAAGAAACCGGGTCTGGGGATGCTGTGCTCAGATTATCAAGTTAATAGCACGACAGGCACGAGCAACTTGTTAGACAAGCGCATCGGAGCAAGTGTGGCAGATAGTCGTGTATATGTTAGGGATAACGCATACACAACGCTTGAATCGTTCTTAACAGCAATGAACGGTGTACAACTCGTTTACGAACTCGCCGAACCCATCGAATACACTCTCACTCCGCAGGAAGTACGTACATTTTTGGGTCAGAACAATATCTGGAATGACGTTGGCGATACTGAGGTGACATATAGGGCGAAGAAATCTTAAAGGAGATTAATAGATGGTTACACTAGTTGAATTAAAAACTGTGGCGAACTACATAGGTTTATCCACAGATGAAAAGCCTGAGCAGATTTCCGATGCGGCCGGAATGCCTAACGGATCTCGTTTCCTTGAGATGGACACAGGCACAAAATATTTCTGGAATGTTGATAACATGGAATGGGTTGCGCTGCCCGAATCTTCTGATGGCGGCGGTGGATCTTGGGGAGAGGTTTCGGGCGCGGAAATTGAAATACTGGTTACCGGAACTAAGTTCGATGGGTCTATTTTAACTGACGGAAAGATAGTCATTATAAACGGCATGGTCAATATTAAAGATGCTGGTAACATCTTTGGTGTAACTTATTATATACCGCAGGCTATGAAAATTAAAAACCTTCCAAAACCGGTGGGTCCCGTTAATCAAAAGCGTTTTGATGCATGGGCAGTAGCTGGCGATCCGACTTCCCCTTGGATCGAATCGACGGTTGTGGTTAGCAAGAATGGCGTAACTACGATTTCACTTAAAACGAGTGAAGTTTGGCCGGAGGCTATACCAACAGTATCGAGCATCCGTCTTCCCACCATCGTCTATGTACGTGCCGACGCTCTTGGCTAATTTTTAAATACGTGTATTTATAGAGGGAAAATTAATATGATTACTTTAGTTGACAATGGCGTAATTGCTAAATATATCGGGCTGTCAACAGATGATAAGCCGCAGGAGATTTCAGCGAATATTGGTATGAAAAACGGCTCTCGGTTTCTTGAGATAGATACTGGAGATAAATATTATTATGATGCGGATTCTTCACAATGGATGAAGCAGCCGAGCGAATCCGGCGGAGGCTCTGTGTCTGGAACAATAACCATATCTGATAATGGTACGTTCGACGTCAGCAGTTATGCCGAGGCAGATGTTAATGTGCCAACCGGCGAAGACCTGCTGGCCGGTAGTCTGGTGGTTACGAATAATGTTAATGATAGAACTTATTTGATCAACGGAATAATGTGGAGAGAGGATGATCACAGTTTTCAAAATAGGGGTCACATAGTAGATCCATATTCTGAACATGGAAGTACAACCATAAAAATACCGACGGGCGCATACACATATTTAACACTAGGATCGGACGATGAACTTGAGTTTGTCGATATTTCATCCGGAGTAACAATCAGCAAGGTCACCATTGGTACGACCGAAACTTATTTAATTAGGGTATTGGGAATATCAACGAAAGCACGGTCATTTACGATTCAATCTAGATCGGGATCGTGATAATTTCATAAGGAGACTAATCTATGGTAACACTAGTTGAACTTAATACTGTGGCATCATATCTTGGACTATCTACAGATACCAAACCCACAGCGGTATCTGATTCAAAGGGGATGCCAAATGGATCACGTTTCATAGAGATGGACACTGGTAAGAAATATTTTTGGAACGTGGATAACACTGAGTGGGTTGAGAAGCCGGCATCCTCTGAGGGCGGTGGATCTTCTTCTTGTGAGGATGAAATATTTATTATTAAAGTGTGGGGTTCTGGCACCAACATGCTGCAAAAAGATAAGACATTTGCAGAGATTCATGAAGCTGCTATTGCTGGTAAAGCTTGCTACGTGTGGTATGAGCAAAACATGGAGTCGTGGGATGAATCTGTTGTCAGTAGACAATGTTTTGTGTTGTCGAACATTTCTGAAAAAACAATAATGTTTTATCGTATAAACAGAACGAAAATAGGAACAGTGCTATATTACACATTTAAGACAATGGTAATTAATTCCGACGAAACAATAACCTTTGATTCGTCGGCCAATATAAGCTCTACTGTTAGTATGCCGACTTCTGCTGGCACTGCAGGACAGATAATACGGGCGAGCAGTACTGGCGGCATGACTTGGGCCGACTATCCCACCTACTCGTTGTCACTTAACGGCAAAGAACTGACGCTTACTGGATCGGACGGCACAACGTCCTCTATCACTTTACCCTCGTAAAGGAGAATTTGATTTATGGTTACATTAATTGAAAATAAAGTTGTTGCTAGTTATGTTGGACTGTCAACGGATGAGAAACCTGTCAGAATATCGGATTCGGTTGGTCTGCCCAACGGCTCTCGTTTTATTGAAATGGATACCGGAAAGAAATACTTCTATGATGGAAATTCTAAGCAGTGGCTGCAAAAGCCTGGGTCCGGCGGATCCGGCGGTGCGTCTGACTGGAGTTTTGCGACCGTTGTTGTTAGCTGTAACGGGTTGAGCGATGCGACACAGCACCTGCTAATTCCGGCAATCTACGAAAACGACAGCATGAGTGTGGTGGTGACGGCGGAGCGGTATTACGGAGAGGTCGAGTTGAAGGTTCCGCTTTATAAGGGGCTTGCCGGGGGCAGTATTTCAAACCTGCTCGGTGCTTCTGTCTCTGTGAGCGGCGAAGTAACGACTGAAAATAGCGGAAATGGTGTGTTGTTCTTCGTAAGAGGAGACGGCACAATAACCGTCACGGGAGGATAAACTATGGTCACATTAGTTGAACATAAAACAGTTGCTAAATACATTGGTATGTCGGACGACACAAAACCGACCGCCGTCTCTGATACCGTAGGAATGCCAAATGGCAGTTGCTTTATAGAAATGGATACAGAAAAAAAATATTTCTGGAATGCAGATGCTCTGGAGTGGGTTGAGCTACCCGAATCTGAGTCTGGCGGCGGTGGCGAGGCGGTACTGATTGACAAGAACATTGATGCGAACGGAACTTACAATGCTTTGGATGATGCCGCAGACGGCTACAAGCAGGTGGTCGTGGCTGTCCCGAACAGCTATGGCACAAGCGACGAGGGCAAGGTCGTGAGCAACGGGGCACTGGTGGCGCAGAGGAGTGCAAGCTATACCAGTAACGGCACGTATGACACCACTCTGGTGGATGAGGTCGAGGTGAATGTTCCAATCGTCGACCTGTTTATGGCGGGTAGCCCGATTGGAAAGATAACGACAGACACGACGACCTCGCTCGTTATTGCGACCATAAGGTCGGAGGTCACCGAAGTCGATGCGCCGAATGCCTCTTCAGTCGCCACCGGAGTGTTCAATGGGTGGTCGTCATTGAAGAAGGTGCACATCCCGAATGTGACGAACCTTTACGGGGAAAAGACGTTTTACAACTGCTCGAAGTTGGCAATGTTCGTCGCCCCGAAAATGCGTGAGACGCAGACGTTTAACGCAGACACCTTTTACAACTGCGTATACATGACGCATTTCGATTCAAGGGCGGGTGTGTTCAAAACGAATGCGTTCTATAACTGCGGCGCACTCGGCACAGTGATTCTGCGGAACAATTCCGTGACGCAGATCGAGTCCGACGCTCTTTATCATACTCCGTTCGATGTGAACAGAGCAGGTGGGAAGCTGTACGTTCCGTCTGCACAGGTCGACGCATACACTGCGGACGCAAATTGGAGTGCACTGATGTCCGCCAACACGAAGAATAAGATTCTGCCCATTGAGGGGAGCATCTATGAGACAAAGTACGCTGATGGAACTCCTGTCAGAGCATAAGGATGATGACTTATGGTTACACTAGTTGAAAATAAAACTACGGCAAAATATATCGGTCTCTCTACCGACACTAAGCCTACGCAGGTCTCCGACTCCATGGGAATGCCGAACGGATCAAGATTTCTTGAAATGGATACTGGCAAAAAATATTACTGGAGCACAGAGAGTCAGCAGTGGGGAGAGATGCCCAGTTCCGGTGGTGGCGGTGGAAGCTCTGCTGCTGAAGCGTTCTGGGTCACGATCACTCCTGTCAAGGAGTGGGGAGAGGCAACGAGCGATAAGACGGTTGCTGAAATCAAAGCGGCATTTGATGACGGGAAGATTCCGTATGCGAAGATTGAAATTGCGGATGATGGTATATATATTCTTCCTCTGCTTAATATTGGGGACACATTTGCATTTTTTGGATTAGCCGAAACTGAAGAGAAAGACATTCTTTATGTCAATGCTTATGTGAATAACGCTGGGTGCGAAACAAGTTATACGTCGTTCAGTATGGGAAATGGTACGCTGTTGCCGATTTTAGTAAGACAAAACAGCGATGGATGGTATACGCCACAATATACGATTTCTGAAATCATTGAAATGATTCAGGAATATAAGATGACGGTTGTATTGCAGGAGGAAAGCAGCGGAACGATTTATCAGATGTGTAATCTGCATCCCAACGCTGAGAGTATTGCGTTCTCTGCCATGAAGTTCGAAACTGATTCCACCACCACGCCCGAATATTGGCTGATGACAGGATATGTTTCAAATAACAAACAGTGGGTATGCAATCACGGAGATAATACCACTGAGTAATGTAATAATAAGGAGGGTGAAAAGCCTATGTTGAAAATATCTGGCAATAAAATATTGCTGACTAGAGGTGATTCGGCCTACATCACCCTTAAAATATATGACGCAGATAAAAAGGAATATGAGTTAAATGAGGGAGACGTTGTGAATTGTCAAGTGCGAACCGCTCCCAACACTGGAGAGCTTGTGACGGCTGGCACGGTCATGAAAGAAGAAGATGGCACAATTGTGTGGTATCTTCAGCCAGCCGACACACGGGATCTGGAAGTAAAAAAATATTATTGGGACGCTCAGTTGACCACAGCCAACGGAGACGTGTTTACATTCATAACCTCATCTCCCTTCATCATAACGGATGAGGTGACCATGGATGTCTGATTATAAAACATTAAAAGGTGTCGCACAAAGCGGCGACTATGATGGCATGGTGACGTCCGATGGAAAGGTCACCGGAAATGTTCGGGCCGAAGAATCGATCTCCGGCAAACTGTCAGGCAAACTTGTGAACGGCGAGGCCGCAGACTCTGGTGTTGTAACCGGATTTCTGGCGGCCTCAGATTCTGTCAAGGGTGTTGTAACTCCTGATGATGTTATGTCTGGAGATATCATGCACACGGTGCTGAAGGGTATCTCCGCATATCAG